CATATTGATCGTGCTGAAGCAGATGATGTCATTGCTGTATTAACAGAGTGGGCTCAAAATAATCAAATGATTCAACAAGGATTAGTTGAAGAGCCACAGAAAATTCTTATTCTTTCTTCTGATAAAGACTTTAAACAACTACAATTATATCCTAATGTTAAACAGTGGTCACCGATGCAAAAGAAATATGTTACTGCATCTCAGCGAGAAATTATTGAATACAAGATTGAACATATTGTAAAAGGTGATGCTGGTGATGGTGTTCCAAATATCTTGAGTAAAGATGATGTATTCATGAAAGGTGAACGACAAAAACCTATGAGTGCTAAACGTCTTCAAGAGTTCATTGATAATGGATTCATTGCATGTAAGAATGATGAAGAACGACGCAATTGGCAACGCAATGCGACCCTGGTAGATTTCCAATTTATTCCAGATGGAGTTAAATCTGATATTATTGGAACATACCTAAATACTAAACCTACTGGTGATAAAATGTCCATAATGAATTACTTAATGGAACATCGTTGCCGACTTTTGTTAGATGAAATCGAGGAATTTTAATGAGAAAATATATACCGCAGATACTTGAAGAGATTCAGGCAGATCCAAAAGCAATTGAGAATTATAAAACTGATGCTGTGCTGAAAACATTATTCGAGTATGCTTTCTTGCCAGAAAAGAAAATGATTCTGCCTGAAGGCACACCACCATTTAAACCAGCAGCAGAGCCATTGGGTATGACTCCAACGAATCTGTTTAGTGATATGAGAAAACTCTACATTTTTTGTAGAGCAGATTTAAAGCCAGTCAAACGTGAAGGTCTATTCATTTCTTATATTGAAGGATTGTCTGAACCTGAAGCGAATATTATTATTGCAGCCAAAGATCAAAAATTACATAAGTTATATTCTAAGGTTACGAGAAAACTAGTGAGTGACGCTGGTTTCATTCCACCTCTAGAGAAGAAAGTAAAAGAGAGTGCAACATCTTGAGCCAGAGGATAGAGATTTTTTATTGTTTCTTCTAAGATTGGAAGAAGATGAGTTTCAAATGATTCTCAATAGTATGACACAAGAAGACGCTATGCGAGTTTTAGTAATGATACAACAAGCGAAAGATGAAATATTTGATGACGAAATGGAAGCAGTCGGTATGGTTGAATCTGGTCAGTTGATTAGAAAGATCAAATCAAATTTAAACAAATCATAATGGAGATATATTATGCCTAATTGGTGTTACAACAGTGCTACATTGACACACAGCGATAAAACAAAAATTGATGCTCTTGAGGAAGAACTCAAGAAACAAAAATCCCAACCATTCCAACATCTATGTCCCAATCCAAGTGGCGAGTGGGACTATGGTTGGTCATGTGATAATTGGGGTTCTAAGTGGGACGCACAGGTATCAGATTATGAACGAGAAGATGATCATACAATCGTTATGCACTTTGATACTGCATGGTCTCCTCCAATTGCATTGTATGAATATTTGAGTAATGAAGAATGGGGTATTCAAGCATTGTATCATGAACCTGGAATGGGTTTTGCTGGCAAATTTGAAGATGGGTTTGACGATTACTATGAATACGACTATACTAATCGTGATGACGTAGAAAATCTACCAGAAGATATTGCTGACTTCACTAATGCTATGGATGACTTGGAACAGTGGGAATCAGAACAACAAGCTGAAGAAGAAGAAAATGCATATTTGGAAACTGTAACATATTGGTATCCTGTTGATGTTAACCCACACTATCAGGGTTTCTATGAAACTAAAGAAGGAAATTGGCCATTCTATAAGTTTGCACATTGGAATGGTAAAAAGTGGACTGTTGATGGTAAAAAACCAAAGTTTAAAATTGATGCATGGCGTGGTCTAAATGAAGATCCAGCAATTCTAACTGAAGAGAATGCAGCAGATACGTTAGACAATATGATGAAAGATTTAGGATTCGAAAAAGTAGAGGAAAAAATAAATGTTATTTAAATTCAAGAAGTCTAAGATTACAGTAGACTGTTTTACTCATGTGCAAGCAGTATATGAGTTATACAAAATTAGAAAGGCTATACTTTATTACCCAGATGAAATAAAGTCAATCCCACCATGGATAGATGGACCACCAGATCCTAAAACAAATGTTAAAACTCCAACGCCATCTATAAAACAATGTACTGGTATTCAGGAATTGTATAAGCATGGTGCCATCATTCCTTTCTGGGTAGATTATTATGCACAACCCAAAGAAGCTGTGGCACACAGATCTAGACTAGGTACTACTGATGACTGGTATATGGATCGTATCACTGAACATCCAAGAGAACAATTCCCAGGATTCTTTGAAAATTATGTACATATAAAATTTGGTGGTGTATGGAATCTTGTGGATAAAACTGGAACTAAATTTTTATGGATGCCTGCTACTTGGAATCTGAATAATGCAATTGATAATTTTATCATTCCTCAAGCAGTTACATATTATGATACACAACCACAGACTAATTTAAATATGTTTATTAGAAAAGATGCTGAGCCGTTTCATATTCTTTCTGGTACACCGATTGCACAAATTATTCCACTGACAGATAAAGAAGTTGATTATAAGTGTCATTTTGTTAGTATTGACGAATGGGAAAGAAAGAATACGATCCCAGCTGGATTCTCCTTCACTGGAGGTCTTCGTAACAATAAGTACTTTAAAGCAGTTGCAAAAGCCAAAGAATTGGATGCATTAGAAAAGAAGGCTAAGTGTCCATTCGGATTTGGTCGATGAAACAAAAATGGGTTGAAGCATTTATGGATACAGCTGAGAGATTCGCTCAGTTGTCCAGTTCACGTAGATTGCATGTTGGTGCAGTAGTCGTTAAAGACGAACGCATCACTTCTATCGGATACAATGGAACACCTGCTGGTTGGGATAACAACTGTGAAGATAAAGTCTACTGTGATGATGGTGACATTTATGAACAGCAGTACCCCAAAGATTCCAATACATGGGAAAGATATAAACTTGTGACCAAACCAGAAGTGATCCATGCAGAAGCCAACGCCATCTCCAAGTTGGCTAAGTCTTCTGATTCTGGAGAAGGTGCTAGTATCTTTATCACTCATGCGCCATGCGTTGATTGTGCAAAACTAATCTACGGTGCTGGTATCAAACATGTGTATTATCGCAACTCTTATCGAAATGAAGAAGGATTAAATTTTTTAGTTAAATGTAACATTGAAACGGAGAAGGTATGACGATCGAACAGATCTTAGTAGCAACAGTAGTATGGTCAATCTTTGTGGCTATTGTTTTTACTCACTCTAACTGGAGTAAGATTCGTGATTGTTTCGCCATGTGGTTCACGAAAGAATATTGGACTAACTATAACACAGTAGAGTTTGCCAGTTGGGCAGCAAAGGCAATCATCATTATACCTGGACTTATCTTTGGTATTCAGTTGTGGTGGTTGTACTTCTTTACTCTTGCGACATCACTTTCGCTCATCTGGGCAAGTAACAAGAAGCTACTCCCAACTCTAGTTGGATTCAATGTGATCTGGGTTTGGATCTCTTGTATGGTTCTTGCTCAACATCTTGTAAAATAAATTTAAAAATAGTTGACTTTAATGCCAAACTGAGGCATAATTCGTTATAAATAGATTACAGTCTTAGAGATGACCCTACTGCAAGTAAGGTTATTACTTGACAAAAACCAAAGAAAGAAGTATAATTTCTACCATGAACTCGAAAATGATATCCAGATTGCATAAGCAGTTACCACTCGTAAATAGTGGCTGGACAAGCACACGCCCATCATTTGCGATTGAGTATGATACTGGGGGTTTTGGAAAGTAAAATAGACTACAAGTTTATTTCCCAAAACCCTCTACCTGAAAAGTTAGAGGGTTTTTTGTTTAGGGGTTGACTATTATGTCAACGTGAGATAAGATCTCGCCCTGTTCTTTAAAAATTTGCGTACCAAATGTTCCCGAGTGGTGTAGTGGTAGCACAGCAGACTTTGACTCTGTTAGTATAAGTTCGATTCTTATCTCGGGTGCCA